CAATCCCATTCTTCTTCATGTAAAGGAATCAAGTTATATTTATTCACTGTACCTTTGCTATTTTCATAAGTCAATGCACTTCTGGCAACTGACTGCCAATCATGTACTGCTATAATAGAATCCTTTTTTATTATTCCAGTAAAAAACTTAAACTCCTCAAGTTTGTTGCCTCCATCACAAAAGAACAATACAGGAACATCAGTGTATTCTTTTATTTCGTTAATACTTTCTTTTAAAAAATAATCTCTTGCAATATATTTAATATTAAGTAAATCAAATAATTTCGGTTTTTTATAAATAAACATCCCCTTGTTTGCTTTTGCAAATGGTTTCAGGTCATATGTTAGCAAAGGTTTTAAACTTCTTTCATAACATTCCAATCCTAAGAATACAGATAAAGCCCCCGCACCTGTACCGATTTCAACAATACCTTTAATTTGCGGGTTTTCATTCAGCACCTCATCTATTACCTTGTATAACCAATAAGTGTGCCTTTGCTTTATTCCTAAAAATGTTCTGTACCATCTATTATATTCTTTATCCATTTAATTCTTCCTTTGCTTTATCCCAGAGTTTTCCAAGTTTCTCACTCCAATAATTATTTAAAGTAATCTCCATTCCCGGATGTGGAGTAATTTCTCCAAAATAAACACCATTATAAGTATCGTATAAATCAATCCTCACAAAAGGATATTTGACTGCCTTACTTAATTTTCTGGCTGCATTTAATAATTCTTCTTTATGTAATGGCTCTGGTAATTTATTGTTAATCAAGTATGTTCTGGCTTTTTTATGGACATTTACATTTTCCCAGTTCTCATCATAAAACTTTGTAGATTTCGGTTTATTTGCACGATCGTACTGTCTAATCAATCCTATTCTTCCATTAAAGGTATATATTTTCCAATCGTAAGGTATTGGGTCATTAATTAATTCTTCAATCCATAAACCTTCTGAATGATTGCCCGACTTAAACTCATTGATTATTTCGTCTTTGGTTAAAATCCTATGCCTTAAAATATCCTCATATTTATTCCCAAACTTATAGACTAAAGGAAATACTCCGCTTTCTGAACAACCTTTTTGTGGTTTAATAGTGAAGGTATAGGGCAAGTCTTCCCAATTGACATCTTCAATCCTTTTGTAAATCCCATAAATAATAGTTGTTCTAACTCCGTTTTTACTGGCTAATTTATGCCCCTTTAATTTGTAGCCTATATCATCAATCGGATTTTTCTTTATTCCTGACTTATGGTCTTTGATTGACTTTTTTAATTTTTCTTCATAGCCCATTTTTTAATCCTCAATAAATTTTCATTTAAACATACTGCAGTTTCCAGTAAACTCATTTGGCAGTTATATATTTTCCCTGTTTCAGCCATAAATTCACTATCTTTTTTTAAACACTTTCCACTTGCTCCTCTATAACCATCTTTCCCCGCTATCAAGTGTCGTTCATTTATGTTCTGGTCAAGTTCGAATACTTTATAGATGTTCTTGTAGTCGGCTTTCAGTTTTTCAGCTAAATCAAACAATTCTTCGGCAAACACTACCTTGATAGTCGCTAAACTATTTAGAGCTAATTTGGCAAGTTCGGCTTCTATCGGTTTAACCTGTAAGATATGCGAGCATTCAAAATAAACTGAAAGCAACCTGAATATACCATCCTGCTCTGTTCCTATTATTACTTTGTCGGGATTTAAAGAGTCGTATTCAGCATTCCATTCTCTTAGGAATTCGGGCATAAAAACAAATTCCCGATTATACTTTTTACTTAGATAATCAGTAGTACCGGGGATAACAGTAGTTCGTATTACAAAAAAGCATTTCTCATTTTGTTTGACTAATTTTTCTACGAGTTTTTCAAGATTTTCCATTGAGGGACTGGTCTCATTAATGCAGATAAATATAATATCACAATCTGACAGGTCATCATTGTGATTTTTAGGAGGGTCAAGAATAAATAAATTACTCTTGCCCTCCAATCTTTTTCTGGTAGCACTACCAACAAAACCATTCCCTGCTATTCCTATATTTAGCATGGCTTTCCTTTCTTTATTTAGGATGCAGGAGTGGAGGCGTCTTTAAATGCTACAACTACTGCATTTTCGTCTTCATAACCAGCATCAACTTCAAGTCCGAGTACGAAATCAGTACGTCTTTCTTTGGCTTCTCTTTCTCTCTCGATGGTTACTCTATGGAATACACCCCAAACATGGTTGTTTGGATAACCGAGTATTGCTACATCTCCAGTTCCACCTTCACCAACAGAAGTTGCCCTTGCTAACATTGGCACTACTTGAATTGGAATACCCTTATATGCTAATGGACTATTGCCAGTATAAGCACTATCCCCTAAAGCAGTACCACGAGTTTTTAAGAGGTCACGATAATCGTTTGCCATATCCCAAGTTACCCAGAATCTCCACTCGTTTATGTTAGATAGATATTCTTTTGGCATAGCTGATAACATTGCATTAAACATATTTTCCGGATAAGTATCTGCTGAAGGGTTAAAGTCTGAACTATCCCCACCATAAATTTTGTTTTCCGCTAATTTTATCCAGCCATCAGTTTTGCTTAATACATCATCATTACTATAAAGAATATCAGTATCGGCAAACAATGCTAATTCCTCTAAATCCCTACCAACTGCTTCACCTAACAAGTCAATCATGGTGTTTTCAAATGCTTCTTTTTCGATATTGCGTCTTAAAGCGTCATCTCTAAGTGAAGCGATAGCAATAAATTCACTGGCAGTCAATACGTTGGTATTAGTGGTTGGTTTAGCAAAATCAGAAGTAGCCAAACTTCTATTGTCACCGCTTGTATCTTTACCGCTCTTTAGCACTCTGCCAGTAAAAGATATTCTATCGATATGTTTAATATGTGAGCTCATTGGAGAATATCTTGCCTGTGGGAGTACTACAGTTTTTGATTGCATTTTCCTTACAAATCTGGCTAACTTTTCTGGTTGCAATACGGCATAACCAAAGTCATCTATTTCAGTTATTCCGCCTTTCATAGCTCTATCTATTAGTTCTAATAGTTGTTCATTTTTATACATTATTATTCATCTCCTTTCTTTACTGCTCTTCCATAACTATCTCTATTTAAATCTTTTAATTGGTCTTTTTCGGTGTACTCTTTTTTGTCGTCTCCGTCTTCCTGTCCTTTTTCGGCTTTGGATTTACCCTCTTTTTCCTTTACTAAAGTTTCTACCATTTTTTGTAGTTTTTCATTTTCGGATTTTAAGGTTTCCAGTTCCTTATTTGGCTCTTTGTCCTTATTTACATTTTCGTCGTTATCTTTATTAACATCATCACCTTCATCTGGTTTATCCTTATTGACATTATCCTCATCGCCCTCATTGTCTTTGTCTACGTCTTCGTCTGATTTTGTTAATTTCGCCATACCTTCGGAAATCGGTTTTAGCTTTTCGTCTAATCTCTCATCTATCATCTTTAAAACATCTTCTTGTTTCATATCTAATTCATCTCCTTTCGAATTTTTTGCATATTTTTCTTTCCTTTCGTTATCGGCTTTACTGATTAATTTCTGTAAGGCTTCAATGGCTTTCTTCAGGTCATTATAAGTTGATTCACTGATTGAACGCCCTGCTTTTTCGGTCATATCTTTTAATTTGTTTGCGGTGTCTTCTATTTGCCCGAAATCATCTTTCTGAAAAAACTTTACCATTTTACTCCATAAGGTATCCTCCTGCTCTTTTTGTTTCACGGCAAAGAATTTTGCCTTTGGTACACATGGTTCATCTACCAAACTGACAAACGGCACAATCCAGTCTTTTCCTAAATCCCTGATTAATACTCTTTTTAGAGAACTTTGGAATTCTTTATTGACTGATTCACCATCACTCACTTTTTTCATAATTGCTTTAAGGACATTATTCTGAATTCCCATAATAGAAAATCCAGTAAGTTTGCCTTCTTCAACTTCTTTCCATGCTTTGTCATTGGTGATTTTCCCTGCTAATATCCAAGTTCCTTTTGGTAGTTTGGTTTTTTCAGTCCCGATATTAACTTCCCAATCAAAAGGCAAAATAAAACTTTCTACTGGTTTGGCTACATTGTTCATTCCATGCATATAGTCTATGTTACCATAATCTTCCATCCACTTATGGGCAACTTGTTCTATTTCGGTTTCACTAAGTAGTTTTTCGCCTTTGTCAAAGTCATGGTCTGGCTCTCCGGGAACGAGGACTGCAGCATAGACTATTCTCTGTTTTTCTTCCTTTTTAAATATCGGTCCAGTTAATTCTGCGCCGCCAAGTCGTTTTTGAATATAGACTAAATCAACTTCTTTAAGTTCTCCTACTATTACATTGTCATTGTCAAAAGAATATTCGCCTTCATAATATTTACCGTTTCCATATTCCTGCAATATAACGGCATCATCAAAAACATGAATTATCATCATATTTCCATAAGTTCTTTCAAATGCTCTACGGACATCATTAATTTTTTGTTCTAATGATTCTTTGGCATTCTGGTCTTTCTTTACATCCACATCTTTTTCTCCTTTCTTTAATGATTTTTCTAATTCTTTTTCGCTCGGCCACTCTCCGGTAATTTCATGATGTAGCCAAGAACAAAACGCTTCTGGATTTGTCTTATCTTGATTCTGTTCTACGCAATCCTGAAAATCAGCATAATCTCCAAATGGCATATATTATCATCTCCCTTCATATAAAAATAGAGCCTCTCAAAAAGCTATCTGGCTTTCAAAGAGGCTCTGTTGTAAAGGAGGTTAAAAAATGAAAAGAATGGACATATTGTCCTTCGGGAATATTCGATTGTCAATTTACTGACTTAATTTAATTCAATTTTACCTTTAAATATATTCTTTGTCAAGGCTTGTTCTTTTAGGTCATATATCAGAATATGATGTTTATTAATACAGGAGTTTCTGGTGCATTTAATCTCTATATATCTATTGTCGATTATGGAAAATAACATCTTATTGCAATTAGAACATCGGATTTCTTTTTTCATTTATGCTCCTTTAAATAATGGCTCTGGTGTCGCATTGACACGCTTACGAGCTGTTTCAC